CAAACGACGCGGTTACCATGCTCAGCTCGCCTACAGTGCCAGCAATGGGCGTGAAGTTGACAAGCTGCATGTTAATAATTGTGTACTCAGGGTTAGAAGTGCTCTCTGTAGTTCCAGACGGGGAAATGGTCAACTCTGTAGTGCCGGTACCCACGTTTGCAAACAGGGTTGCTTCGACTTCGCTAGCGCCGTAAGACAGGTACATTTCTAGCTCTACTTCTACGGTCTGCAAGCCAGGCACAAAACGGTGCCCAGTATCGCCAAATGCAGTTGACTCTAAACTGTCAACGCCAATAGTGATGGTTGCGCTACGGCATTGGTCAGTCAAATCAACTTTTGCGCCGCCAGTTGTGGGCGCAAGGTTGACTGTTGGGTTTGTTAGATATGTGGAAGTTGCCATTTTGTCTCCTAAAAAAACACTTCGTTATGGGTTAAGAGTAACACTTTTATGCTGTCTGTGCTTGTAAAGCCATTTGCAAGTTGTAGCAAGGGTAGGTTGCGCCGCCCATTTCAATTGCGCCTGGCTGGCCTGACATGACAATAATTGGGCTGGCGAGCACGCTGGCGGCAATGCTTAACAGTTTCTGTAGCACTGGTAGGCCTGCGGGGCCTGTGCCGATGACTTTGACTGGGAAAGTCATGCGCACAATGTTGCCTTTGCCGGCAATGGTCTCAAAGCTGGGCGCGTCAAGAAACACACAGTTAGGCACAATTTTGGTGGCGTCATTTACAACGCGCAAGCCGGTTACTGCTTGCAGTGTGGCTGTCACGTCAGCGATTGCTTCGTTAAACAGGTCTGTGTAAGCCATTAGGCAACCTGCGGGCGGTCAATGCCTAGCAGCTGCTTAATAACTGGCGTCATCGCATTGACGTTTGCCTGTCCCATGTTGTCAAAAGTTGCAAACGTGTCTTGCGTACTGCCTCGACTACGCCACAAGGCCGCTGAATACATAAGCGTGCCCAGCGTGACGTCGTGCCCAGGTGAAGTAGTCAAACTGTCTGCGTAGCCTGACTCTTGCCTGCGACGGTACGCAAAATCGTTGCCAGCGTTACGGGCCTGGTTAAGCAAAGTGTAATCGTCTGAGGGGTCGGCTATGTCTACGCCTAGATACGTTTCCAGTTGTGCTGCTGTAATCCAGGTGCAGCTCTGGGTGTAAGTGACTGTGCCTGTATAAACAACTGTATATTCAACATTGGTGCCTGTGCAAGCAAACAAGACTTGGTTTTCTCTAGCAACGTTTGCGTTGAATAGCAATGCACCTGACGCGGTGTCAACGCCAATGTATTCATACAGCGGTATGTCGAGCACAGTGAACGTGCCGTTAAACGGTGCACCTACACTGCCGATTGTTACTGGCTGGCCCAGAACTATTTCTGTGGGTTCCAGCGTTTGTATGACTGCGTAGTTGTCTAGCAGTTGTTTGCTCTGGGTTTTGTAAACAGCCACAGCTGTGCCGCCTTTCTAGTTAGGCGATTGCAATGGCTTTTACTTGGTCACCATCGGCAATGAACGTGGCAACGTAGCCGTAGTAGCTGAATACTTTGCCGAGAGTAGCTGGGTCTTCGCGGGTCATGATGCCCTGCACAGATTCGTAGAACTCGATAGCTGAGCCGCGAGCTACAACCATTGTGTTGTCGCTAAATGCGCGGTCAACAACCAGGTTCAGTCCCAGTGGGTTAAACGTGTTTAATTGGGTAATGTTTGCACTGCCCAAGCCGTTTACGCCCATGAGACCTGCAACGCCGGTGTATGGGAAAATTGGCTGCTTGTTTCCGTCAAGTTGGCTGCCCAATTTTTTCCAAACATCTGGTGACACAAAAATGTGGTCTGGCAAGAAGTTTGTTGCAGCAAGAATGTCTGTTGCTGCGTCATACAACGCTGAAATAAGTGTCGTCGGGTCGTTTGCGGTCACTGTCCATGTCGAGCCTGACGCGGTGTCGCCGCCAAGAATTGCAGCACAGGCCACAGCGTCCGATTGAATCATGTACTGACCGACAAGGTCGCGCAAGATGATGTCAAGCGCTGCTGGCGACGTAAAGTCAACATCTTGTACAGACAAGGTGACCTGTCCAGCCAAAGTAGTCTTGCTAACTACGTTGGAAGCAATAACTGGGGTGCGTGCAGTTACCGCAGTAAGTTCGGTTGTCTGTGAACCTACGTTTGTGTGTGTTGTCCAGGTTGGGCGGATGAACGTTTTTTGGTTGCCGCCGTCTGGCATTGCGCGAGCGCCGACAGCTGCAACAACTGGGCGAATGTAACTTAAGTCGTCAAACACTGGCCCAAGAACTGGCACTGGCAAGAGACCTGGTGTGTCAGTTGTAAGTACGTCACCTGCTGCGGCCTGCAATGCGCTCTGCTTTGACAATGCGAAATCGCGTGCGGCTGCTGCTACGTTGCGGAATGTTTCGCCGCCAATGTGCATTGCTGCGAGATACTCGCCAGCAGTGGGCATGTCAAAAGTACGTTTTGCTTGCGCAAACAATTTAGGTGCGCTTGCTTCAATAACTTCAGGTGCGTTTTGTTCTGACACTTCGGGTTCCTCCGGTAGTTCTGTTTCCGTTGTCGGGTCTTCTAATTCAGTATTACACATTTCTTCGGGGCTTGTATCGGAACTTGCAGCAACTTTGGTAATTATTGCTTCAGCAAATGCCGGCTGGCTGACCAGCGATAGTTCTAACCATTGGGCGGCCTCTACGACCATTACGCCGTCTTGGTTGTAGGTAAATTTGGTGGGGTTGACGCCTACTGAGACAGAATCAAGCACGCCGTCGCTGCTCAAAATAAGCGCTTCATCGCCCAATTCTGTGGCACTGACTTTTGCCACAAAATACATGTTTTCTTCGTCGTCGGTGCGCTCAGTGACCAGGCCGATTGCCTGCCCAGCGTCGTGTTGCATATACAGTTTTGGTGCTTTGCCGTCAACTGGCAGGCTGCCGCGTAGAAACATCACTTCAGTACCGCTGGCGTTTGCTGCAACGTTGTATGGCACTGCAATGCCTGTAATGGTGCGGGTTGCTGTGCCGTCGGGTGCAGCTGCGTCAACTGTAAAGGTGCTGGCGGTAACTCTAATCATGCTAAATCCTCCTGGGTATTTTCGTCGTCTGGCGTCAAGGCGTCAGCGACGTAGTTTTCTTCTAAATAGTTTTTTGCGTTAAATTTTACGTATGTGCCGCGCGGCAAAACGTTGTTTTGACTTAGGGTGCTGGCAATGCATTCGGCGTAGGGTTTTACGCCAAAAATGTATAGGTCGGCGCGTGATTGCTCGCTCGACGTGTAGGCGTATGAGCCAGTAGCGACGCCGACAAGATATGGCGGGATTCCGCACAGCCTGGCAAGGTCGAGCGCGCTGTACTGTGCGCTTTCTATCATGAGCATTTTGTCTGGCGTCGCATTGCTTGGCTCGTAGGTTAGAAACTCATTGAGCACAGCTGTTTGTGACGTCATGCGCGCCTGGTTAAACGCCGCGCCGATATCGGCTAATTCTGTTGCGCTTAAGGGTTCGCCGCCAGTTTGTTTAAGGATTCCCGACGGCAAAGACGTGCGCGCCATGTTGTAACGCGATTCTTCAACCTTAATAGCGGTCGCAATGGTTTGCGCGCTGCTATACAAAATGCCCTGTATTGGTGACAAAAATTGCACTACATCGGAAGACGGTATTTGCTGGCCAGCAAAGTAAATCTCATCGCTAATGCCAAAGAACACTGGGCCGTCGCTTTGGTCGGGTGTTGTCACGCTGCCGGCAGGTATGCGCGTGAACGATGCTGGAAAACCATCGGTTGTGCGAGAAGATATGTACCAGAATGCTCTGCCAAACATGAGTAGGTCGTCAAGTGTCCATGCCATGAGAAATGGGTAGGTAACTGTCGGGTCGGGTTGACGCAACCAGCTGCGGGGCGCAATGGGCACTTGTTCCATTTCGCCTGTCGCGTCGTTGTAAACCTCGTTGTACATTTGCAACGGCATACAAGCAATAACGCTGGCGAGCAAGTCGCGGCTGCGGCTGACAGTTGCCAAACTCATTGCACGATTACGCGCTGTGCCCTCTTGGTACTGGTACCACTGGCCAATAGAAGAGACGCCGCCAATACCTACAGCAGCCTGCACTTTTGGCGCGTCGGCTTGGCCCGTTACAGGCATTGGCGAAATAGCCGCTTTAGTTACCTGTTTGTTTCCAAAAATGCCCATGCTGTAAGTATGCCTCAAATGTTGCTGTCGTGTGGTGGTTGCCGACTTGTCCGGCAGGATTGCCAGCAACCACCAGTTACAGGTTAGCCGTTAACAACAACTAGCAAAGGCTTGTTTTTGTTTATTGGCTTAGATGCCAGGGCGCTAGCAAATATCATGCAACGCGCTAGCTCTATAGGCCCAGGTGACTTGGCGCTCGATAGGGCGCTGCCTGCCTGTGTTTTGACCATGACGGCCCGCACTACATGTTCTGCCAGCGCGTTTTCGCCAGTATGAAACAGCCTGTTTTCTATAATCATGTTGCGCACAAGCGGCGTGAATTTCAGTAGTTCGCCGTAGCCGACGGTCTGGGCGCGCCGGCGGTAAACGTCTGGCAGATGCAAATCCAGCATTGGGGTAATCGCTAGCTGCACTGTCGGGTCGGTTAGGACGCGCACAACTTCAGCCCACATTGCTTGCTCGGACTCAACAGCGAACTCGACTGTGCAGGTAACGGTGCCGTCTGGGTTAGCAACTGACCTGACGCCCACATATCTAGAATCGTCAAGACTGGAATCTATAGCGAGGGTTCCGCCTGTCGGGCTTATTGTGTCGGTCTGGCATTCTGCCCATTTGCCGTTTGGTAGCCAGCCTTGCGCGGCTGCAACCCACAGGTTTAAGTGAGCACGTAGCCAGCTAGTGCGGTCGGGTTTTTGGCTAGCTGCTATAAGCGCGTCAAGGCTGACAGTCACGCCCAAAGCAGGGTTTGCCCATGCCCACCATTGTTGGTCATTTACATCTACGCCTGGCGGCGGTGACCAAGACGCGAAATACAGCTGACGCGACAAGCCGGCGTCAATATCATTTATGCCCTGCTCACGCATACGCAACATGGCCGTACTCGACTCGTCGCCAGCTGTTGACCAGCAAGAAAACAAAGGATTAGGGCGCGCTATCTGTGATGGTTGCAAAGCGTCAAAGACAACTGTCGGCTGTATGTTCCACAGTTCGTCGCACACAATGAGGTCGTTGCTTCCGCCGTGAGCATTGCCTGGCGTTGCGGCCCGTACTTCCCAGCGGCTGCCGTCTGGCATGTCCACACTCTTACGGCCCAGAGCGCGCATAGGTTTGCCGTTAAAATATTCTGTAAGTATCGGTTGCAGATATAGGAAAATGGCTTCGGCTCTGTCGAGCTTGTGCGCGGTACTTAAAACGTTTTGTGGCGTGCCGCGCAACTGTGCAAACTCTGTCAACCACCAGCCAATAAGAGCACTAAGCGCAACAGTCTTACCCTGCTGGCGCGCCGTTTCCACAAGACTTTGCGAACGCAACAACGTGCCGGCAGTATCGCATTCAAGTTGCCCAGACAACGCATGAAGTTGCCAGTCCATAAGCGTCACGCCCATATATTTCTTTGCCCAAGCTGCAACAGCAGGCCCATGAGATAAATCCCCAAAGCGCGCCGACTCTAATCTAGGCAACGCTCGACCCATCAAAGCCAGTCCAGGCTGGTCAGAGCCAGTTACCGCCAGTTCAGGCTGGTTTTCCAAAAAGAGACAGTAAACCTTGCGCCCACAACTGGCGGCGCAAAAGTTGATTTAACTGACCAGTGCCGTAGCGCAACCATCACACTTGGCGTTGACAGTTTAGAGTCAACCGCGTTTGGCGATACTGGT